TTTTTAAGTTACTCTTTAAGGTACTTGTTGCTGGTACTAGGTTCTTATTATTGTCATAAGCTAAGGTATACAGAGATAGTGATAGGGGATTACTATCTACTATACTATCTGTAGCACTATTTGGGTTTGTTAACTGATCTTGAGTTATATATACTTTTGCAATTGATCCATACCTAGAATCCATTGATAAAGCTCTTACTGTATAATCCTGTAATGTTACTGCTCTTCCTTGTTCATTAAAAGCTCTTAATGAATTCTCTCTTAACTCATCTACTGTATCACCATCTCTTCCACCAGCTGCCTGCAATGGGTTATTAAATGTTACTGTGCTAATTTTAGTAGTATCTACTGATGTTGGTGTTCCGCTATATCCTACTAAGGTGTTTATAGTGTTTGCAGGAGCATTTGCTGCTACTCCTCCCCCTACTAGGTATTTAATTGTTAATGTAGTATTTGAAGGTGCAAGTCCATACGATCTTGTAGATAAGAAGTTAGAAGGATCGTATGCATAATCAATTCTCGAAACTCCTTGATTTGAACCAAATCCTACATTAGTTGGGTCTGGTGTAATTACTGAGTCATCTTGTCCGTTAATTCCTGCTCCAAACTGTATCTGTAATTGACCGTTTGCTAAAAATCTTGTTACAAATCTCCTAGGTACTCTTTGAAGGGCTAGACTAAATGGTACTGATTGTTTGTCAGGTGCGTTATTTGTATTGTCTACAAAAATAGTATCCTGTCCTAAGAACGGAACTTCGTACCAAATATTATTACTACTATCCACTACAGACTGTATACCTATAATATTAGTATCATCTATAGTGATTGTTTTAAATTTTTCTACAGAAGTAACCACCTCTGTAATAGTTTTTACTTCTCCCGATAATGCTTTAGCTATTTTAGTTAACCTAAATTCATTAGGATTAGCTCCAGATATAGATTCTACAGTTACTTCAGTATCGTCATAAGAACTTGAAAATTTAAAATCAATATGTTTGTCTATAAAGAAATTTACTTGATCTGCTATTGTTGATTTTATCCTTGTATATGCTGGTATGTACAGGGCTTGGTCCCAGTTAGGGTTTCCTCCGATTGCACCTACTACTTGAGATACTTCTATATCAACCTCTGAGGGTGATGTTATTTTAGGACGGTATCCCATCATGTAGGCTAAGTTGTATAAATTAGCTGGGTTCTTGGCATGTTGGATGTAGGTCTCTTGAAGTTGAGTGTCTTGGTAGAAAGATAAAACATCTCCCACATAAGCAGCCATCTCAATAAACATCATACCTGGTGATGATGGTGAGAAATCATTATAGGAGTCCGGAAAGTAGTTCTTAGCGTACTCTATTAGTTGATTTCTAAAATCTCCAAAGTCTTTATTTACATATTTTATATCTCTATCTTGAGCCATTATTGTTCAAAATTAATTAACAATTCATCTTGTATATTTGTTTGAGTAACACTGTATTTTATATAAACTGTTACTGTATTTGTGTCAGCGGAACTTGCAACTCTAACATTGTTTACCTGTAAGTTTGGAAAATAAGTTGAAATCTCGGTCCTCACTACTGCTTCTATTTCGCCTTCTTTATCTACTGTTATTTGATCAAAAAGCAATCTTCTTAATCCTGCTCCTAGATTAGGGTTTAAGTATCTCTCTCCTTTCTCGGTGAGAAAGTGGTTAACTAAATTTGATTTTAAAGCATCTTGAGTTGAATATGTAGAATTGAATACAGAGTTCGAAGAGAAAGGAAGACTAACTCCAACTGCTTTTCTAGGCTGTAAATCTAGAGGATTTATTTTCTGTACGTTAAATGCCATTATGCTCCAAATCTTTCTTTATCTTTTTGTACTGATGCTTTAAATACGTCCCCTGCTTTCATCATAAAATCAAACTGTGTTATATCCAATCCTGGTTCTGGACCTTGTCTAAATCCTTCTACAGGATTCATTCCTAAACCTGGTGCTTGAACCATATCTGATGTTGCACTTATCATGCTTTGATATTCCCCTTGAGTCATTGAATACTTTGTCTCGTTCATTAAATCTGCTATAGGATTTCCTGTAGGAACTGGTCTTGCTACTACAGGTCTATGTTCTGCATATTTTGTTACAGTATTAGGTGTTCCGTATCCTCCTACACCTATAGGTGTGGCTTTAGGTTTAGCATCCTCAGAAAGAATTGTTTCTAATTCCTCACGAACTGCTTCTTTTACTGCTTCTTTAATTAATTTTTTTAATAAATCTAACTTCATATTAATAAATAGTTATGTTACAATAATTGATTATCTATTTTAAATTTTATCTCATCTAGTAGTACTTGTGTTGAAGAACTAAAAGAAGAAGGTCCTTTTAGTGCCACTATACCTCTCCTATCTGTTGCTATAGCATACCTCTTAGGAGCTATTTTAGAAGAATCTGCATCTTGTTGAATGGATAGTGTGTATGTTTTACCTGTAGCAGGATTAGTATATATATAGTTGGGATCAATATTACCTTGGGCGTCTCTTGGTGTTCCTTGAGATCCTCCACTTGTAGGCGGCTGTGTTGATGTTAATATTTGATTTAGATCTGCTGGCTTTCCTAAGCTACACTCCTGTATTGCTGTATCTACAGAGTCTAGTCTATTTTTTAAGTTTGCTATTACTGGGCTTATTGATGATATAATGCCTGTAATAGCTATTGCTTCTCCTGATAGCTTATCTACTGTCTTATTTAGTGATACTAGTGTATTGCTATATTTTGTTATTACGCTAATAGGTATACCTATTCCTCCTGATTGTGGCGGAATAATTGCTGTAGGAATTGGTATAGATGTTATTACTTTAATAGCGAGATTTAGCAATGTTACTATAGCTGTAAGTTGTGTTGCAATTGTAGAGAACTTACCTACTCTATTTTCGAAACTTGACAGGTGATTTAGTAGGGTGTTTCTGGTTTTAATAATCTTCTCTAGCTCCTTTGCGTCAGGACATCCACTAGAGAATTTGTTTAATATGCCGAGTACCTGCCCCTGTATTTGAGCAACCAATTTTCCACGTAATCCTCCTATCTGCACTGCCACAACCGCTGCTATACCTCCTGTTGCTACTCCAGTAATTTTAGATATAGCTTGAGTTTCTTTTAGCTTCTGCTTGAGTTCTTTACTACTTTTTTGTGTGGCTTCAGATTTCTTATTCGCGTCCTCTGCTCTCTTCTTACTTTCTTCAAAGTTTTTTTGAGCTTGTCTAGCTTTTGCTATAGATTCATTTACGGTTTGTTGTTCTCCTGCCATTATTCTGTAAATACTTTTTTAGATTGAAATAATCTTATTTGAGTTTTCAAAGACTTTACTACAGCTTGTAGCTCTGGTCCTGCTGCGTTTAGTGCTGGTACTGGACCTCCTGTTACTGAAGTTGCTGTTGACATTGCTGTTGATACACTTTCTAATGTGTCTAGTAAAGTATTAAGCCAGTTTTCTAGTTGAATACCTAATACTACTGGTTCCCTATTGCTGGATGTTCTTGCTGCTTTTCCTAAGTAAATTTTCTCAGAATCTACGCAAAAATAATTTGTTGCATCTAAATTTAGAGTCTTTGCACTAATACCTACTGATTCCTTTGCAGATATAAATGCAGAATCTTCCTTTGCATTAAAAAAAAGCCTTCCTCCATTAATTACTACCTGATTTCCTACATACTGATTAGAGGTTAGTGGAGCTGTATCGTAAGAATCCCTCTTTGTATTAGCTGCTATTAGATCTGTCTTATGATCAGATAAAAAGTATAGAGAGTTAGGATCTGTATTAATATTTTCAACTATATGATCTATACCGTTATCTGTTTTTATTTGGCCGTTACTTATTAATATAATAGGCTTAGCATTGTTACTTTCATCTACTAACTTATTTTCAGGTGACATGTTTCCACTTAACCTGATTGATTGGCCCTGTCTTCCTTCTATTATAATATCTCCAGGGAAGGGATACATCGGATTTATATCTGCAAGTTCTTTTACATCTTTTCCTAGAATAGTACTTATATCGGTATTGGGTTCCGGAAGCGCATTATGGTGGCTACTTCCCCATAGGTTAACCACTGTAGAGTAGTACATATTCTTACTTGCAACGCTTGATTGTATATCTGAATTAGGTCCCTGTAATATCATTACCACTTCGTTGAGTAGTGGAAATTGTTTTATATTGGTATATAAAGGGAGTGCAGGGTATTCTGTAGTGGTTGTTTCTTTTTCTTCTAGAATATTTCGGTATACAATAGTACCTATAGGTAGGGTGTTTCCATTAGGATCTTTAATTATAGTAGATTCATCCAATGCAATCTTTATAACCCTTCCAAAAATAAAAGCAGGTTGAGAAGAGGCACCTCCACCTTGAGACTGCGCTATTGACCCTACCTTACTGCCTAGGTAGTAATTATTACCTTTCATTACTCTTCGTCTTTTTTATCTAATTGCTTCCCAAGCTCTTCACTCTGTTCCATTAGTTTTGCAAGCTCTTCTGGATTAAAGAAGTCTGCTGCATCTTTTCCTCCTCCTGATTCAAGCCTTTGTACTAGTGCTACCATTTTAATAAGATGCTCATCATTCTTAACTCCAACCTCTAAATACTCCTTGATCATTGGAACAACCAAAGTTGCATCCCCTATGTTTTCTACAAGAGGTTTTAGTTCTCCAATAAGAGAATTAACTTGTTTTGATTTGTTTTTAGAGTTGTCGTAAATCTCCTTTAATACGTCTGAAACTGTTTTGCTTCCGAAAATTACCGTTTCTAATCCCATAGTGTATTTATTTTATAAATAGATTATTGGATTAAAAATCCTGCTTCTTGATAAGTTCTGTGTACGTTGTAGAATTCTTCCTTTAGTTTTGAAATTACTTTTGTAAGGGTTGGAGTTTCACAATCAGTCATTTCTCTAATATAAATGTATAGAGCTTTCTTTCTAAAGATTTCTAAATCGTGACGTGTATTAAAT